ACAGGCTCACTAGAAAGTGGGTCTGTAAAACTTACGGGTTAAAAGATGCAGATTTAGAATTATTAATTTATTTAGATTGTAAAGGAAGATTTACACGAAACGATTTTATCAACGGAGTTTATACATACTCATGGGATAAAAACAGATGGGAGAGATTAAAACGAGAAGGTTGGATCGAAACCTGGAGACACAGGAACAGAACAACAATTAAGTACTCAGTATTTAAAACTTCATGGAAATGCTCTCAAATGATTAGTAGGATATATAGAATCCTATTAGGTGAGGAAGACTTGCCCACTTCAGAGAGAAGTGTATTTTATAAGAATAAATCATATACAGATAAAGTTTATAATAAAGCTATAGATGATATGATAAAAGATAAAGACAGATAATGGGATTCAAACTAAGATCAGGAAATAAAGTAGATTTTAAGAACATGGGATCTTCTCCAGTTAAAAACATGAAAGATGGTGATTACTCACAATCGTTTGAAAAATCACCAATGAGAAAAGATGATCCAAGTAATGAGGTAGATCCATTTGCAACAGATTCATTTAAGGGTTACGATAATAACTCATCGACTACTAAGAACGATAAAAAAGAAGATACTGACAACAGTGAACAAGGGACAAATGCTGGAAAGTTACCAGTTCCCACAGTAACACCAGTAGAAACTGGAAATGACGAATCTGAAGAAAATAAAATTAAAACCACTGATGGTAGTAATTTAGGAGACGGGTTGGATGGCGCTGAGAACGCTGATGAAAGAAAGAAACTAATGGATCAAGCGAGAAAAGAGATGTACGCTAACGCTTGGCAAAATAGTGGTATTGGACATATTGTTGAAGCTGGAAAATCTATCGGAAGAGGTATTAAAAACATTAGAGCTAAAAACAAAGCTAAGAAAGCTGAAAGACTTTCCTCGGCAAAAGAAGCTGTTGGATCAGGTTCTGAAACTTTAAAACAAGCAAAACTTGTTGAGAAAAATAGAAAGAGAACTAATGAAAAAGCAAAGAGAGATGCTAAAAAAGCTAAAAAAGATAAAAAGAAATTAGCTGAATATAGAAAGAAAAATCCAGTAAGAGGTAAGGAAGCTATAAATGCTTTTGCTAACCAAACTAAAAAATCATAAATGGGATTTAAACTAGGAAGAGAAAGAGGAATACAAGTTGACAATGGAGAGATCAAAAACAAAATGAGCTTCAATAAAGATGATGTATCTATACCTGGTGTACCTGTTATTAGAAAAGACCTAGGTGAAGGTATAATGGGTGAAGCTAATATGGATGGAAGTATCTACCTCAGCAATAATATTGAACCTGGAAGTAAAGAAGAAAGAGAAGTTCTCATACACGAGATGAGACATGCTACTGACATGAAAATCGGTAAATTAAAATACGAAGACGATTATATTAAGTATAACGGAGAGACGTATCAAAGAAAAGACATTAACGGGGAGGATATGATTAACTACGATGGTAAATGGATCCAAGCTGGTAGTACTGAGTTCCCTTGGGAGCTCGAGGCAAACAATGGTAATAAATAACAATTAAACAAATCAAAACAAAATGGCAACATTAACACCAACATTAACACTTGCTAGTACTGACATATCAGCTAGCGAAACATTAAATTTAACATTAACAGATAGCTTGTCTGTATTGGGACCAGTAAAAACTGAAAGAGTAACGATAGCGGCTTCTGAGTCTGAACTATTAACCAATCAAACAATATTAGACGCTTCGGCTTATTCTAAATCTTATGTGTTATTATACAACACGTCTACCGCTACTTCAGGAGAAATAATCACAGTTGGTACAACTGATAATGATTCTACGGACGACGATGTATTAGAACAAGAGATTTTTGAGTTAGCACCAGGAGAATTTGCATTCTTCCCATGGAACGCGGTAGACACTGTAAATGATTTAATGGCAGATGCATCATCAGGATCACCAGTACTAGAGATAAGAATATATCAAGCAGCGGCTTAGTAATAACATATAAATAAAAATAAAACATGGCAACATTAACACCAACATTAACATTAGTGAGCACGGACGCATTCTCACACCAACCAATAAATATCAGCGTAACTGATAGTCTAAGCGTGGTAGCTCCTTATACAGATTTATCTAGGGTAGCAGCTGTATCAGGTGGTACAACAATCTTACCAGCAACACAAGCTGTTGTAACTTACGTGTATATAAAGAACACGGGCACTTTATCAACAAATGGAAACGCAACAACAGAAGAAATAACAGTAAAACACTCGTCTAGCGAGGAGGTAGCTACTATAGGCGCTGGAGAATTTATGTTTCTACCCTTAAAAGCAAGTGAGGGTCTTATCTTAGTTGGGGCTAATGTATTTGCTGAATACATCTACTTTAGTAAAGCATAATAATTAAAAAATAATATCATGGCATTTAAAATGAGAGGCTTTCCAAAACACAATGGTGTGGACTTGAAAGACAAAAGAAGCTTAGACGTGAAACCTGGTTCTGCTGCTGATAAAAAACACAAAAAGTTCTTAGACGAACAACATGAAGAATCAGTTAAATCTACGGACTACTTAACAAAAACTCCAGTTGGACCTAGGGTAAAGGAAGGAGCTCCTAAAAAACAAGACCAGACTAATGTTCCACTTTCTGAGCACGAAAAGAAAAAAGGGGTAATGGTAACTGGTGGTAGTAAGAGTGAAGAGATAAACGATTTAGAAGATAGAATAGAATTCTTAGAATCTGATATAGCTGACGCTGGCCAAGAAGGTCCTACTAAACTAAGAGCTCAATTAATGAAGCTAAAACAACAACTAGCAAAACTAAGAGGTAACTAGTGAGTATTTTATCCACCATATTTTCTTCTGGTGCAACTGAACTAGTAAAAGGTGTTGGAGATGTAATAGATAATCTGCACACATCGAAAGAAGAGAAGTTAGCAGCAGAATTAAAAGTAAAAGAATTAATCTCCAACTACGAAGTAGAAATGGAGAAAACAATAACTGATCGTTGGGAGGCAGATATGAATTCCGATTCTTGGCTAGCAAAAAATATAAGACCAATGACTTTGGCTTTTTTAGTTATATCCACAGTATTAATGATATTTATTGATGCAGGTACAATTGAATTTATAGTCGAAGACAAATGGACAGACTTATTACAATTAGTATTAATAACCGTGATCGGTGCTTATTTTGGCGGACGATCACTAGAAAAAGTAAAAAAATAAAATGGCATATATAAACAAACAAGTAAAACCAATAATAACTGCGACAGTTCAAAATACACAGTTTTCAAATAATGATATATTATTTGATTGGACAGCTTTTGATTTACCTAAAGGCAGTTCTTTATTAAAAAATATAACAGTAGTGTTAAGACACGCGGACACCGCTGCTCAAACAATACAACACGTGCATATTTTCTTTGCAAGATCAATTGATGGTGTTGCTCCTGCTAGCCTCGGTACTATTAATGCAACGGCAGATGGAACAGGTTACTTTAATAATTTAATGGGAGCTGTTATACTAGACAAAGTAGATGCTCTTGTAGATGGTTTGGATTTTGTAACAGTTCTTTCAAGTGGAAATAGTTCAGCTTCAAATTTAGGTGTACCTGAAATAGCTTTTAGTACTGATGATTTTTCAACAGCTACTTACAAGGGTTTTGAAAGATATTATGTTGCAGCAATACACCACGGTGGAAATGGTTTTAATTTTACAACAGGTGTATTATTAAACCAAGGTAGTGATCAAGCAGCTGCTACTGTAGAAACTACTTTAACAGTAGATGGTACAGACGCAAGAAAAGTTTTTTCAGTTGGTGATGTTGTAGTTGCGGCAGACGGTGCTGCGGTAGGTACGGTTACAGCTGTAGCAAGTGCCACTTCTTTAACTGTAGATGCTGTAGAAGCAGCTTTAGAAGATGATGATGAATTATTAGTTCAAAGTCCAGTAGGATTACAAATATCTTTTAAACACGGATATTAAAAAATAAATTAAATTAAATTAACTTAAATTAAATTAAATAAAATGGCAACAAAAACAAAGGGCACTAATGCAAAAATCAAAGAACTTAAAGGTATTAAACCTGAGAAAGTTAAAGATGAAGAGTTAACAGGAATACAAAGTATTATAGGTAGAATAAACAACTCCTACGTTGAACTAGGTAGACTAGAAGCTCTTAAGCACAACCATCTGCACACGTTAGCTGGAGTACAAGATGAGTTGATGGTAGTGCAAAATGATTTAAACAAAGAATATGGTACTGATGATATTAATATTCAAACTGGAGAGATAAACTACGGAGACGATGTCAAAGCTGATTCGTAAAATAAGTATCGGTAAAGATTATAAGAATGACGCTATGCACTATGCCGTAGGGCAAGAAGTGTATGGTGGTCATACTATCTGCGATATTATAGAAGAGGACGATAAGTTCTCTGTCTATATCAAAAAAAATAAAGACGTATTACCTTGGAAAGACTTTAACAAGAATATGGCTGTATCTGTGGAATACAATCTACAATACTAATGAAGAGCGTTTACAACTTTGTTGTAAAGCCAAAAGGAGAAAGATATAACAATACTAAAAAATTTGATGGTGGAGAGTTAATTCTTAACACAGATATATTTCAACACCAGTATGTTAATAGAGAAGCCATTGTTATATCAACACCTATTATTGGTGATACAGACATAGAACCAGGAGATACGGTTATAGTACACCACAACGTTTTTAGAAGATGGAACGACGTTAAGGGTGCGGAAAGAAATAGTAAGGCTTACTTTGATGAAGACACTTACCTTATAAACCACGAACAAATCTTTTTATATAAACAAGAAGACAAGTGGATAGCTCCAAGAGGATATTGCTTTGTAATACCTTTAAAAGCTACAGATCAGTTTAACACTGAATCTGAAAAACCTTTACAAGGTATCGTCAAATATTCTGACGGTACAGTTAATGTTAACGAGCTAGTTGGTTTTAGACCAAATAGTGAATATGAGTTTATCGTTGATGGCGAGAGACTATTTCGAGTTTTATCTAATTTTATTACAATCAAATATGAACATCAAGGAAACGAAGAAGAATATAATCCAAGCTGGGCACAAAGCAGTTGAAGAGCTGATTAAAGTAGCGAAGGAAGCAATCGTTGATTCAGACGATGACATATCAGCAGATAGACTTAAGAATGCCGCGGCTACTAAAAAACTAGCTATATTTGACGCATTTGAAATACTTAACAGAATTAAAGAAGAAGAAGACTTGCTTGAGGGTAAAACACCTGAAGAGGCAAAGGAAAAAACTTTTAAAGGATTCGCAGAAAGTAGATCTAAATAATGTACGAGCAAAGTTTAGTTAAGACAGTTGAACCGGTTAAGAAAACTACTATCAGTAGACTTAACAAGGGTAAGAAATGGAAATACGGTTACGATAAGGAACACGATATTATAGTGTTGTCTCACAGCGGACAAATAGGTGAGATAATAGAAATACAAGGACTAGTTATTGCGCTACCAAAAGCTCCCAAAGAAGTATACAAAGATCCGAAGAACAAATGGGTGAAATTTGAGTATCCCAAGGAGTTGCAAAGAATTAAGAATATATTCGATTGGAGAAACTATCCGGAAAGCAGTAAAGAAAAATGGTACGATTATATAGACGAAGAATTCAAAAGAAGGGAAGAAGGATTCTGGTTCACTAATAATAGTAAACCAACCTGGATAACAGGTACGCATTATATGTACTTACAGTGGAGTAAAATTGATGTAGGTGCTCCAGACTTTAGAGAAGCAAATAGATTATTCTTTATATTCTGGGAAGCCTGTAAAGCAGATAAAAGATGTTATGGAATGTGCTATCTTAAAAATAGACGTTCTGGATTTTCTTTCATGTCATCGGCAGAAACGGTTAATTTAGCCACTCTTGCGAGTGATAGTAGATATGGTATATTATCTAAAACTGGATCAGATGCGAAAAAGATGTTTACAGACAAAGTGGTTCCTATATCGATTAACTATCCATTCTTTTTTAAACCTATCCAAGATGGTATGGATCGTCCAAAATCCGAACTTGCTTACAGAGTACCTGCTAGTAAGTTTACAA